AAATACTTAAACTAACAGGTGCTATGGATAGCATTGATTGGCAATATAAAAACTGGGGTACTAAATGGGGTGACTGTAATACAGAAATCCTCAAAGAAACTGAAACAACATTAGTACTTAATTTTGAATCAGCTTGGGGTGAACCATTTTTATTGCTTGATGACATAGCAAATAAATACAGCTTAACTATCAAAAATGTTTGGGATGTTGAGTTTGATAATGCTGGGTTAAGTAATTATCCAATGCCAATACTACAACGTGCTGAATTAGATAATACTTGGGCTAAATCACTAGATGCTCAACGCGTAGCTATTGATAAAGCTGCTGTTGAAATAATAGTAGAAGAAGAATAATGAAAGCTTGTAGTCACGGTGTATCTAGATATGCTAAAGATGTAACAGAAAATGATGAATTAATTACAATAGGTCATAAAAGTTTGCCTGTAATAGCAGTGTCAAGAGCATTTGGTAAAACAGTAATAACGTATGGGGATACGAATGCACCAAAGCAAAAGACATTTAAAGATACAGACAATGTAGTTATTGATGAACGCGTTTACAAACAACGTATCAAAAATAACAAGTAACAGTCGGGCTGGTTTTCCCTTCTGGGTTCATACCAGCCCTTCTAATTGAAAGGAGAATATGCAAGACAAATTAGAGAGCTTGACACATTCGCAACTTATACAAGTTATTAACTGGACTGTTAATGATTTAAAAAATGCTGCGAATAATTATTCAGGACTTGATGAGAAAGTCAAAGGATGGTGTGCTATGTTATCTGAAGCTGTAGAGTATCAAGTTAACAAAGCATATGATAAGAATTTGAAAGGAGAAGAACAATGAGTAGAAATGCTTACATACAAAAAGCACCTAAATTGGCGCAACATAAATACGAAGTAACTATGTCATATCATAAAGCAGATAAACACAACAAAACTGCTGAACAAAGTGAAGATAATGTATTAGCTTGGGCTGAGTTAGATGATAATGATGTAATTATATTTACTTATATTGTCAATGATGTGTCAATGATTAATGCAATTGCACAAGCAAAACAACTAGATGATACACGTAAAATGGAAGTAGCAGCTACTTGGCCAAGCATTACAGAACATTTACAAAATGACCACGGTGAAGAATTAACACCTAAGTTATTAGAAGATATGTATGGTTTTCTTATAGATAAAGACCAGTTTGGACAATGGTTTAATACTGAACCTACAACAATATCTTGCTTGTTAGTAGCTAACAAAGATATGATACATCTAGATATGGAGAATCAATTTATTGAAAAGTCAGACGCATTTATATCTGACGTAGCTAATTGGGCTAATCAAGAGGAGGAGTAATGGGTATTGTTAACAATGACATTACTAGAGAAGAACCACCAGCAGCTGGTTTAAGTAGAAGCGGTAAACAACCAACACTATTAACAGATGCAAAGGTACAAACTTTACTATCCACACCAGAAGTGTGGTATTTAATTGGCGAATCTGATAAATGGATATCAGGTGTTAAAAAGAATATTGAGAGTATGAAACAATCAAATATTAGACACTTGAAAGACAAAGGTAGATTCGAAATTAAACAACGTAAAAAAGATAATGGATATGTAGGCATTTATTGTAGATATATCCCTAACAGAAAGGAGACAATCTAATGGATTGTTGGAACTTAGTAGCTAACGCTATTGGTAACGCAGACAGAATATTGTTATACGGGCCACCAGGCACAGGTAAAACATATGCAGCTGCAACAAATAAAATCGGATACAATATGGACGGAGAACCTAATGTGTATCAGATAACAATGACAGAAGATACAGCTAGTGCAAACTTAGAAGGTTTTTATAAACCTAACAATGCAGGTGGCTTTGAATGGCACGATGGTATTGCAATACAAGCGTGGCGTACAGGTGGTAGATTGGTAGTCAACGAGATTGACCACGCATCACCAGACGCAATGACATTCTTACACGCCATTATGGATGACAAAGCAATTGCACAGTTGACACTTAACAATGACAACAAAGAAACAGTAAGACCTAAAGAAGGCTTTACTGTTATAGCAACAACCAACTCAGAACCAGATAGCTTGCCTATGGCATTGAAAGATAGGTTCCCAGTAAAGATTAAGGTTGATACAATTCACCCTAAAGCACTGTCTATCTTTCCTAAATCTTGGCATAAAGTCGTATCTGATACATCTTTATCAGAAGATATGGACACAAGACTATCTATACGTAGCTGGAAAGAGTTCTTTGACTTAACCGCTAAGCAAGTTGACAAGAACATTGCAGCTCAGTTAGTGTTTGGTGAGAGAGGTGAAGAACTTCTTGACGCGATTACATTATCAGATGAAGCAAACCTACAAGATTTAGGCAAGCTTAATGAGGAAGAATAATCACGTTAATGCACCATTCCCAGAGATAGTATCTGGTAAAGCTGGTTGGCGTATCTTTGAAGACGCTGACCAGCCACGTACATCTAATATGTCTAAAGAAATGCACGTACCTTTAGACAATGAATGTACAGAATGTGGCATTAATCACTCAAAATATATCAGACGACACGAACTAGGTCACGTCAAATGGTCACCAATGACTGTAGGTAAACTTGGTGAAGACGAAGACTCATTCTCTGTAGAAGTTTGCGAAGAAGTAAGAATTAATTATTTACTAGGTCGCAAAGGATTAGAGATAAAAGACTGGGTTATGTGTCCAGATAAAGTAACACGTTTAGATTATGAAGCTATATACAAGTTTTCAGAATATGAACTTATTACTTATCTTATGTCTAAGATGTGGCACGTAACAGATGATAATCATTACTACTGGAATCGTGAACCTAACAATCCAGAATATAAAAACTTCTTAAAACTATGTAAAGAAGTGCAAGACTCTGGAGAATTAACTGGTTATAGAAAAGCACAATTAGATTGGGCTTTAAATAGAGCTAATAAGTTCTATAGAAATATTCTACAAAATAGACATACTTACGCAACTATGGTTAGTTATCGTAAAGTTCGTAAAGTAGCAAAAGAACTTAGCAAATTACGTGATGATTTTAGCGAACGTCCAACAGACGAACAGGTTTATGAATCAATACGTAAAGCTAAAGAAGCTGCTAAACAAAAACAATCTGCTAATCGCAATGCTAGTAAGTCACAAGCCGAAGGCGAAAGTGACAACAAAACATTGGAAGAATCTATGCTTGAAAGTAAGTATGAAATGTCTGAAATATTAGCAAGTGCTGATATGAACTATGAACCAGACATCAATGATATGACAGGTAGATGGGGTCGTATGGAAATATACACACCAGAATTATCTGTAAACCTTCAAGGTAAAATCAAAGGTGGTAGAGAGTATAGGCCTATGGATTACGGTGTTAATCCTAAGTATATGAATAGATGGTGCGTAGATAAGAAAGTCTTTAAACAAAGACAACGTACTTATGGTGGTACTATCTTAATAGACGCATCAGGTTCTATGCACTTTACTGGTGATGACATCTTAGAAATAATGCAGATGTTACCTGCTGTAAAAATAGCTATGTATAACTCAACTAATAACAAAACACAAAGAAGATATAGCTATGATGTAGGTTCATTACGTATTATTGGTGACAAAGGTAAACGTGTTAATCAAGAATACTTAGATAAGTGGACAGGTGGAGGTAACTTAGTAGATGGTCCAGCACTACGTTGGTTATCTCAACAAGCACCTAAACGTATATGGGTATCAGATATGTATGTATTTGGTGCAGATAATACAAGCAGTGCAAATTTATTAAAAGAATGTAACCAGATTATGAGGAAGTCTGGCATTACTAGATTAGCTGATATAGATGAAGTAAAGAAATTTGCTTTAGAACTTAATCAGTTATAATAAGGGCAAGGTTGGCATCACAGTTTAGCGGCTGGTCTGGTCCTCCTTTCCCAGGGTAAGTGCCAACCTTTCTCTTCAATTCATTTGTATTAATTTATATTCTGCTATACTACTTTGTATGGTAGACATAAATAAACTGTTGGACGAAGCACAGTATGGTTCCAGGGGTAATTTCGTAGAAAGTAGAATTACTCCTGAAGCCGCTGAGTTTTGGGAAGCAGTTAAAAAAAGAATCACAGAAGATAATGTCAAAATGAAATCATATACTTTAACAAGAATATTGAAAGACAATTTTGATATTAGAATATCTGACACGGCAATGACTAACTATTTAGAAAAGTTATATAATGCCAAATAAAAAAATAAACATAGAAGATATGCTTGCTGAAGCTGAGTCAAAGCAAATTCAAGACCTAAAAAAAGATAACTTAAATCTTTTAAAACAACTTGATAAAGCTAAAAACAAAAAAGCAGATATGGTAGACGCAGTGTATCAAGCAGTAGATACTAACTTAAGGACTTGGGATAAACCTAAAATACCTAAACCTATCTTAAGTAAAAGTTCAAAGAAAGAAGAAATAGCAATAGCTGTTTTATCTGATATACAATTAGCTAAAGTAACACCTGAATATAATTCAGAAATTGCTGAAGCAAGAGTAATTGAATACGCACATAAGATAGTTGAGTTAGCAAATCTACAACGTAAATCACACCCAGTAAACAAATGTGCAGTGTTTGCAGTAGGAGATATCATAGAAGGAGAATTAATATTCCCAGGACAATCACACTTAATTGATAGTTCACTATACAAACAAGTAACGATAGACGGTCCTAGAATAATGACGCAGTTCTTTGATATCTTATTAGCAAACTTTGCAGAAGTAGATGTTCATTGGGTTATTGGTAATCACGGACATCTTGGTGGAAGGTCAAGAAAAGATTATCACCCAGATAGTAACGCAGATAGAATGCTTGGAAGCATAATGTCAATGATATATAGAGACGAAAAAAGAATTAAATGGACAATACCAGATAGTTCTAACGATAATCATTGGTTTGATATAGCAGACCTTGGAGATAATTGTAAGTTTCTATTATGGCACGGAGATAATGTCAGAGGATTTAATGGATTTCCCTGGTATGGTTTCGGTAAAAAGTTACAAGGCTGGAAAACATTAGCAGCTAACGGTATGATGAAGCCATTTGATATGGCTATAGCAGGACACTTTCATACACCTACAACAATGTACCTTAATGGTATTAGGTTATGGGTTAATGGAAGTACCGAAAGCTACAACACATATGCGTTAGAACAGTTAGCAAGTATGGGCAAACCTTGTCAATGGTTGTTATTTTGCAAAGATGGTGCAGGAGTAACAGCTGAATACCTTGTTAATTTAGATAATGTCTAGTATAATTGGATAGATATGTCAAGAGAGAATGTCAATTCTACTGTTAAGACAATAGCAATTGAATACGCTGGCATAGGTAGTCAACCTTACTTCGTTATTAATGACGAACTAGGAATAAGGTTTATACCTATTGAACGTGGCGTAACTCAATTAGAAGTTTTAACACAAGAATAAACAGACGGCCTTATTCCCTCTTGGGTTATTAAGGCCTACAACGAATATGAAAAGGAGAATGATGGTAAAAGATACCAAGAAATTGCTATCCCCATTTCCAGAGAACTTAGTGCGAAAAGCACCAGCTGGAAAGTTTGGGGATTATGTACCACACGCTAACTATGTAGAAAGACTACGTGATAGTGGTGTGTCATATTCCTGGGAGTGTGAACCTGTATATGGTATACACAAAGGAGAGAAAAGGATTGTCGGAGCTAAAGGCACCATAACTATTGAAGATATGGGTAGCTACGTTGGCTTTGGCGATGTTGATACTTTCAAGTTAAACAGTGATAAGTTTAACGATGGAAGTAATCTTAAAGACGCAGAGTCAGACGCATTCAAGAGAGCTTGTATGAGGTTTGGCTTAGGTGTAGAACTATGGTCTGGTTCTGTACAATCAGAAGAAGAAGCTACAACTATTGCACCTGATGGCTATACACAAGAGATGGCTGAGAAAGACGCAATGGTTGAGGTTACTAAAGTTGATATGCGTAAGAAAGAAAACAAACCTACTAAAGAAGACATTGAACGTATGAACTCTATTATGGATGACATACTCAATGCTGATGGTGGTAACACTGAAGAACCTAAAGCAGAGGTTAAAACAGAAGAGCCACCTTTCTAATGGCACAAGATATACAATTCATAGCACAAACAGTTGCTACTATGACTGAACATATTAAAGATGCAGACATACGTAGAAACGTTATAGGTAAAGCCAATGATTATGCCAAGCTTAAGAAGTTCCCTAACAATAAAGAACAATGGAATGATGAGCAATTGGATAAATATCTTGGAATGTTAGAAAAATTATCAGGTACTTTAGAGGCAAAGATACCAAATGACTTTGACCAAATGTCTTTGGAAGAAAAAATAACAACGTTAGAAACTGCTGATGTTGTTACTGTATCAGATATATCTAATGTAGTAGAGAAAGTAGTTAACAAATTGGAAGAAAAGAAAGCATATCGTGACGATTTGAAATGCCCTTATTGTGGCCAAATGGTTTACGATAACAGAAACAATAAGAAGTCAGACAAAAGTCCTGACTTTGTATGCTCTACAAATGACCCTGCTATATGCGGTGGACATAGTGGAAAGTGGAGAAAAAGTTGGTGGATGGACAACTCTGATTTACCAGATGAGTGGAATATAACCAACGAATTATAAGGAGGAATATGATTGTAAAATCATTTAGGGGTAAAAAAATCCCTAGTTATATTAAGTCTAAAGAGAACTTAATTAGGTACGTACTAGAAACAGAAAGATACAATGAACCTATTAGTAATAGTGAATTTGTATTTGACTTAAGATGTACACGATTTGGTGGAACATTGTTTAACCTTAGGGAAGAAGGGTATGACATTGTTACTATGCCAGCTAAAGAACGTGGTCATTTTAAATACTACGTAATATCTACACCAAACGATACACGTAAAGAAATGGCTAAAAGCAAACGTCTACATAAATCTAGACAACAAGCCTAATTATGATTGGTATATTACTCAGTTGCGCAGTTACATTGCCTGTGAGCGTGGAGAGCTTGACTGAGTATATCCAATGTCGTGATGACGTATATATGATTGAGTATGTTAAAGAATGGCAACCATTAGTTAACAAATATTTTGACACAACAGATGACAAAATACAGGCGTTAAAGATTATTTATTGTGAAAGTAGAGGTAATAAATACGCTAAAGGACTTAATAAAGACGGTACATACGACATAGGTTTATGGCAGTTTAATGACAATACTTGGACTTGGCTTAAACCTAAACTTAAAATCAAAAAGAAAAGGACAGACCCAGAGACAGCTACAGCAGTAGCATCTTGGCTTATATACAATGACGGTTGGCACCATTGGAATCCAAGCGCACATTGTTGGAAGGACACTTAATGACAGAAAATATATTTAGCAGCCCTATGCAACTGAGAAAGTGGGCAGTTAATTTAATAGACCAATTAGGTTCTCCAGTTACACAGACTGGACCTAATACAAAAGAAGTTGATAAATTGTTAGCACAATTTGTATCAGATTATAACTACCAATTTGAACAACAAAAGAAACGAGAAGAAGAATAATGTCACATCCTATACCAGGTATGTCATATTATTGTGAAGAATGTAATGTACAACTAGAAGAAGTACATAAGTGTAAGGAGGAATAGTGGTTTATAACGCGACCAATAATAGCGTATTTGCACCTAAAGGTTACAATGATTTATCTAATGACCAATTAGTAGAACAAGCTAAACGTAAAATTAAGAAACGTAAAGCTAAGATGGAGTACGCTAAAACAATAGATAGCTTTGGCGGAAAGAGATTTCTTGGCTTGACGCCAAAGGGCAATAGGGTATTTGCTAGTTACACTGTATATAAAGACGGTAATTTAAAAATAGACTTTACTCATAACTTATCAGTCTTATTACAGGAAGGTTCTATGTTTGCTGGCCAACGTTATTCATATAAACATAACGAAACAATATATGATACAGACGACCAGCTTACAAGAAAGATATCACATCAACGTGGTGAAGTAACAGTGAAAACTTTATATTGGTTACAGCGTCTTAAGAACTTAGCTGACGCTAAAAATCATAAAGGTTTTTATAAAAAGAAAGTTACTAAATTCTTTTTAAGTAAAGTAGCACACGCTATATATGTAGGTGGTGGTACTGGCCCTACAGATATTAGTTACGCAGATTTGTATAGAGCTTGGGATTTTCCAGAGTATGACCCATACTTCAATCCTGAAACTGTATACAGTTATCCTGATGAAATATAAACCATTACCTAAATCATTAACTATAAAGAGGTCCAAAGTGGAAGGCTTGGGCCTCTTTAGTACACGTCCTATCGCTAAGGGTAAAGTGCTAGGTATTACTCACGTTAAAGATAAACTATTTCAACACGGTGTAATTCGTACACCACTAGGTGGATTTATAAACCATAGTAATTTTCCTAATTGTGAATTAATAAAAGGTAATAAAGTTTTTTTATTAAGAACATTAGTAGAAATAATTACAGGCGAAGAAATTACAGTTAAATACGAGCTTTATAATCCAGAGGAGGAATGATGGACAATCTATCAGAACTAAGAGAACAGGCCCTTAAAAGGGCTAGAAACGCGTGTGAGTGGCCAAATTGTGGCAACACTAACTGGCTAGAACTAGCACACATATTAGGTATTGGTATGGGTGGTAGAGATAAAGCAAGTAAGTACGACATAAATAATGTAGCTATGTTATGTAAAAGACATCACGACATATATGACGGCAAGACTGTATCAGGTGCTAAAAGAGATTACAGGGATTTATTACAAGCTTATCTAAATAGATATAGAACTACTTAATAACCTAATAATTTTTTAAGGTCTTTCCTAACTTTCTCAGCTTTTTTAACTTCTAAAGCTTTATTTAATTTATAATTAGTATTACTTCTTTTAGTAGCTCTAGCTTTAGCATTAAGTGCAGTCATTTGTTGGTCAACTAATTTATCCCAACCACCAGATTTTATCCAAGGACTTTCAGGATTATTTTTCATCCACATTCTAAAACTATCACTTAAAAATGCGTCAGGTATTTTATATTGTGCGTGTTTTTCAAAACCTTTTTTAGCCATTGCACTGTGTGACTTAATACGTCTTTTCATTTCACGTTCACCCATACCGTGAGTTGTATAATCAAAAGGTTGATTTTTTTTCATTATCGATTTAATTTTGTTCCACGATTTTTAATGTTTCTATCTTCCCAAGGTTTTACATCAGCTGCAACTATAGGTGCTAAAAATACAAAATCTTTTTGCATTTTTTTATAAGTCATAGGTCCACCAAGATGTGTTACCTTTGTATTTGATATAAAACCTAAGTTTTTTTCAAAAGTTTGTGTAGGTTCTAAATCGCTATAAGGTTTGCTAGTACCACCTTCAATACGTTTTACTTGTTTAGGCATTACTTACTCACTTTCTTAACAGGTTTGACTAATTGTTTTTTAGCAAACTCTTTGATTACTACTAAAGCTGCAGCACCACCTGATAACGCAGCTAATTGTATAGCTTCTGCGTCAACACCTACTAACGGAGCAATTGTCAATGCAGATATGAATGCTTCAACAAATGTCCATATTGTTTTTTCAATAATGTCTTTATATTCTTGTTTCATATTAAGCCTCTGGTTTCTTTGGTTTAATTATATCATCAATAATTTTCTTAGGCAACAATGACAAACCAGTCAATGCTGGATTAGTTTTTGTAATAGGACCCATTATATTTTTTAATCCTTTAATTGCACCAACACTACCAACTGCTTTAGCTGCTTTCTTAAGTTCTTTTTGTACAGCACTTTCAACATCTGACAATCCTACTCCAGGAGTAGATAGTATTTTTTGTGCGCGTTGTTCTAAAGATAACTCACGTTTTTTGTATTCAGTTGCACGTCTAGTGTATTCAGGTTGTGGATTAGGTACAACTACTTGTTCTTTTATAGTAGGTTTAGGTCCTGGTTGTTTTAATCCCTGTGTACCAGTAAATGTTTTAAAACTTGTATTGTCTATATCACCATATTTACCAGCTATTTCAGCACTTCTTTTAGCACTAATAGCAGGTAGGTTTAATCCTTCAGTATTTATACCAGCAATTGTTGCACTACGAACATCACGGAATACTCCAGACGCAGGATTATAAGTAACTTTAGTTTCTCTACCTTCTAATTTAAATTTCTTAGTAACTTTCTCACCTTTAAAATATGCTTGAATGTCAGCTTTACTTGTACCACCCATAGTATCTTGTATGTCTTTTCTAATGTCAGCGTATTCTGTAGCAGCTGCTTCTATTTTTTGGTGAACTCTCATTAACTCATTGTATGCAGGTCCACTTTGTATTTTACTTATAGGTGTAGTTCTTACGTCAGGAACAGTAGGACTTTTAACAATAGCGCTAGGTGCTTTAGGGTCAGCAGGTGTTTGAAAACCAGGGTCTATAATATTTTTCATATGTTGTTTAGCTTTAGCTTTACCTAATATTCTTGTTGCTTGACGTTCATAATCTGATACAGCAAATGGTAATTGAGCTACATTATCTACAGTTCTAGTTTTAAATGGAACTATAGATTTGCTAAGTAAGTCAGCTTGTTTGTATCCTAAACCTTGAACTCCTCCACCTGTCATACCTGAACCAGATAATCCTACAGATTCTTGTAATGCAGGATATGTAACTCCACCTTTACCACCACCTTTAGGATATTCTTTAAAACTACCAGTACCTGTAGCAGCTATTCTTTCATCCATAGTAGTCATACCAAAACGTTTTTCTACTATCTCTGTTTGTAAATCTCTGTATTTATTACCTTCTTCAATAGGTGAATAGTCATAAGCAGATGTTTGTTTGTACTCTGCTTTAGCTTCAAAAGGGTCACCTTTAATTGCAGTTAAGTCTGGTTTAGAAGCTTTAACTTGTGGTACTGCTTCTGATGTAGTTATACCTTGTGCTTTACCTAACACTTCTGCTTTTTTATAATCTGATTCAGTTAATACATCTGTATCATAAGCAACACCATATAATTCTTTATTAATGTTTCTTACAATATTTGCACGTTCTAATTTTAAAGAAGCTAATTTTTCTGCTGTTTGAAATGCTTTACGCGATGTAGCTAAATCTACACCTTTAATACCAATAGGTTTTTTTGATTTAATACCAACAGGTCTAGTACTCCATTCTTCAATTACACCTTCAGAAGTTACTTTAAATTGTGAAGGTTCTCCAGCCATTCTTTTTGTAGTTGTATAATCAGGTGCAGCAGTTTCAGCTACGTTTGTTTTAAGTTCTTTAGCTTGTACACCAGGTTTATTTTGTATATCAATAGACATCTTTTGACCTTGATATTCTTTATGTATAGATTCATACAATTCAATGTCAGTATCAATGTCAAATGTAGCGCGTTCTTTAATTAATTGTTTAGCTGCTTCAGGTGTTTGTGGTTTGTATCCTTTGCTAGTAGAACCACCATATTGTGTACTACCACTAAATACATCTTCAGTAACAACATCCATACCAGCTTTTATATCTGTTTCTAAGAATGCTTTTTTAGTTTCTTTAGAATATTTAGCACCACCTTGGTCATCTTTCCAAGGTTGTATTTCATCTACATCTCCAAATTTTATACTTCTTTTAAATGGTACGTTTTTCATAATATTTTTTTCTTATCCATCTTAGCAGAAAGTATTTGGATTTCTCCACTAATCTCTTGTAGTTTTTCATATACTGAGTCAGCTAATATCATATGTTCTTTTTGTTTATTGTCAATAGTATTTACATCTGATATGTCATTAGTAATAACACCATCATAATCAGTATATGTCACGTATACATCTCCGTTTTCTATAGCAGCTGCAACGTAAGGATATACTTGTTCATAAGCATCACGACTACTACCTACAAAACCATTTTTAGCTACTAAGTTACTTGTTTGTGTATTGCCTAATAATAAACAACCAGCAGTGTTTTCATCAGTATTACCGCTATGCCATAATATATATTCAAAGCCAGGTACGTCTTTAACCCATATCATACCTTTATGAAATGGTGTACCGTAACGTGATAAATAACGATTGTGAAAGCCACCTTCTGTACGAAACTCTAACTTGTAAGTACCAGCAGGTATTCTAGTTTCACCCCACACTTTAGTGTCACGATGTTCATCTTCTAATGTATAACAAAGAAAGTTTCTTTTACCATTAACTACATCAAACAATATTCCAGACGTAGAATCTTCTTGTGAACTAAACCTCAGTACTTCTAATTTCATCTTCTACTGGTTCCCATACTGCACACCAACCATATGGTGCTACTTGTTCCTGAAATTTAACGCAATAGTTATTAGAATAATATTCGCAATTACTACAATACTGACCAATTGTATTACTTCTGTTAACATATGCTCCAGGTAACGCCATTACTTTTTCTTGCGAATCTTTTTAATTTTATTGTTATGTGTTTTAGCATATATAAAGTTTTTAGTTTCACGAGTAACTGTACCTCTATAGGTTTTGCCACCCCACTTCCAACTTACTGTTCTAGCCATATTACCACTTAGCTTTATCAGCCCAATAAGCTGCTGACATTTTTCCTTTTTTAATATTTTTAGCGTGTCTTGCTTTAAAAGATTTACGTCTAGCTTTTTCTTTAGCTGATTTAGGATTTTTACCTGCACCTTTAACACCTTGTTGACCAAACCTAATTAACTTAAGTTGGTGGCCTTCTTGTGCTAATACAACGTGTGATTTAGTAGGATGACTAGGTGTACGTTTAGGTTTATTAACGCCACTTAATCCGTGTTTTTTAAGTAGGTTTTTTTTCCTAGTTTCGTGTGCCATTATATCTCCTGTTTTCTTTACGTACTAAGTATAACGATATTACATCTATAAAGCTATTCGCAACTACAATTAATACTACCATCAGGGCAGTTACATATTTGAATAATTGTTTCATCCATTTAATTTAAATAATAATTCTGTAAAGTTAGATTCTAACATATCTAATTCACTATTCATTTCTAACACCATAGCATCACAAGCGTTCTGATGTGATTTAATTTCTTCTATTGAGTTGAATACCCAACCAAATGCACTAAGCATAGCTGTTATAACTATTGGTGCTAGTGTCTTTGTGTCTATCTTTAATGTTGCCATTGTTCTCCTACATTAAAGCAGCAACAACAACACCACCTACTGCTACCAATAATCCTAATACTTTATAAAACTCTGCTTTGTCTAGTTTTGCATCTAGTTTTGAATCTATTTCATCAAGGCGTTTTAATACCATATCTAACATCTCTTTCTGTGTATAACCATTACCAAGATAGTCAGACATTATGGTAGGTCATCCTCTGACATATAGATATCATCTGACCAGGTATATGCTTTATCAAAGTAGTTACGATTTTCCCAATCATAATTACTTATTCTTTTAATAAAGTTACTAATATCTTTTAAAAAAAATCCTAGTAAAAATCCTATTAGATAATCCATAATTACGATTGTAGCATACTTGTTTAAACTGGTTTAGCTTGGTTCAAAAATTTCGTTGCCTTCAGCAACCCAATCCATAATTTTTTGATAATGTCTATTGCCTTCATCTAAAGGTACTAAAGCTATAATTCCATCTGGATAAGTAATCTTATAACCACAATGATTACCTGCTAAATCGTAACTATTTTCTACTTCTTGTATCATAATTCTGCATCCAATGCCATTTTTGCATTAGCGTGATAACCTTCAATAGTTCCACATTGACCTGCTGTTCCAGAAAGATTTGTATTACTTTGCAATCTAAGACTTTTTTTACCAATAGCACCTGAAAAAGCAAAATCATTAAAATCATCTGATGAATTATTTCTCCAAAATCTATAATAATTTGTTCCTGTAACAACTTCTAATGATGGTGCTACCCTCATTTCCTCAAAATTTATTACACCTAATACTGTTGTTGAGTTATACATAGCACCTGTCGCTATTCCTTGAAAACCCTCTATATAGATTTGATAATATCTGTTGCATAAACTCTGTTCTTCTGCAATAGGTCTTACTTCAAAATCTGTAGCTACACTACCCACTTCCATTTGTACACCTGTTATATATATTTCATTTGCTGTACTGTCAAAAAAGTTATCTATATTTGAGGAAGCTATTTTAAAACCAGAAATCCAACTATCAGAAGTTCCCTGATAATCAGTTCCTGCACTAAAAGCAAAATAAAGACTTAAACTTCTATTTGCATCATTATTAAAAGCATTAGCAGTATCTCCAGTAATAGTGATTGTTTTCTTTTCCCAAGTTGATGCTGTGTCTACAGTTTCATCAACAATATAAGAATGACTGGTATCAGCATTATATAAACTTACATTAAAAGTTCCTGTCTTAGTTGAAAAAACCCAAAATGATATAGTTACAGATTTTGCAGCAGAAGTACCATAAGCTAAATGTTGTATATCTTGTCCTTCCCAATGTGTTCTCAAAAGAACAAAGTTATTTGCTGCAACAGAAGTATTAGCAGTTGTACAATCTAACTTTAAAGAATTTCCAAAACCAGTAGGAGTTCCTGTTGAAATTGTACTATCTACTGCACCTGAAAAAGCATTTAATTGCCAATTCCATCTATCAGCAGGATAAGAACCTGTTGTAAGAGGAGAGAAAGAAGTACCTCTTTGTGCAATTCTAAAATCTCCATTCATTACAAGATTTTTTCTTCCTAAACCATTACCTTTTACAGAACCATCTTTAAGTTCTACGCCATCAATAGTTACACCACTAGCTGTAGTTTTTTCTGATATTGTATCTACTTTTAATTCACTAGCCATTATCTAATTCCCAATTACCTTGGTTTTCATTCCAAATGTATGTTTCTCCATCATCAGGATAAGCAACTGGTGCTTCCCATACCCAGTCAGCACTTAGTATCCAACTAGGATAAGGTTGAGGTGGATAGAATACATCATTCTCTGTGTCATAAATAAAACCTATACCAGCATAGTTACCTCTAAAAGGTGTACCATCTCCAGTATGAGTATTAGCTATAGTATTGTATGAAGTTCTTTTACAGGTTTGTCCTCTAAAATCTGCATACCATTCTTCCCAGTTAGCAAAACCTTCTGGTAATGTATCTAAGTCATCCTCATCTTTTCCAACAATGACTTCTGTTACTATATTATTTTCGTTTATAAATGCGTAATGTGCCATATCTATCTCCTATTATACACTAACTCCAACTGACTGCACCATATCCAGCAGTTATCTCTATGTACTTATCTGAACCATCTGTGGTTTCTGTTCCAGCAGTTAAACCAGTACCTACTGTAATACTATAATCACTTGAATAACGAAGTATAACTACTCCACTTCCACCATTAGCAGCATTTGCACCACTTTCATTTCCACCACCACCACCACCAGTATTGGCAGTTCCAGCAGTTGCGTGACTTGTACTTTCTTCTCCACCAGTACCACCACCATCTTGTGCAGTAGCAGGTGTTCTTGATGAACCAACTCCACCACCACCTCCACCACCTCTTGAAATAGCAGAACCTGTAATTGATGAACTTAAACCTGCACCTCCAGCACCATCTCCAGCACGAGTACTACCAGCAGCACCTGCACCACCACCTCCACCACCAATAAAGTTATTTAAAGATGAAGTATTTGCTGCACCACCTGCAAAACCTTGATTAGTTGTTCCATTTGAAGGAGCAGTATTATAAGCACCTCCACCACCAGAACCACCTATTTCTCCAGATAATCCAAAAGTTGCACCAACACCACCACCTAAACTTAATACTGTACTAAAAGATGAATTGCTACCACTCCTTCCTATAGTTGAGCCATTATAAATAGCACCACCAGCACCCACTTGGACCATATAATCTTGTCCTGTAAATAAAGTTAATGGTGTTTCAGTAGAACCTCCACCACCAGAAGTTTCAGAAGCATAAGAGTTTCTATATCCTCCTGCACCACCACCACCACTTCTGTTTCCTCCTGTACCACCACCACCTGCACCTCCACCTGCAATAACAAGATAAGATACTGTTAATTGTGGTGTTGCAAAATTTTCCCAAGCAGTTCCATTGTAAAATTGTGGTTTACCTTCAGTAGTATTATATATTAAATCTCCAGCAGCAGAAGTTAAAGCATCTCTTTGAGTAGTTGTATATGACTTTAATCCAAGTGCATTATCTATAGCTACATTGTTTTGGTCATTTGTTGAAATCTTATTTGTTTTTAATTCACTCATATTATCCTAACTAAAAGTTACTGTTCCTGTTCCTGCTGTAAAAACAGCGTATTTATAATCTCCATTAATTCCTTCTGTTCCACTCCAAGTTAAACCAGCACCTACAGAAATTGTTTTTTCTTTTAAATAACTTAAAATAACTACACCAGAGCCACCATTAGAGCCATAACTTTCATCACGACCGCCACCACCTCCGCCGCCGCCTGTGTTAGCAGTTCCTGCTGTTGGTCCTCCAGTACCTTGATTACCACCTTGACCACCACCACCAATACCTCCAGATTGGTTAGTAGTATTGTAACTTCCGCCTGCACCGCCACCAGCATAATAAGTTAGTGTTCCAGTTATTAAACTATCTTGACCAGGACCGCCAACACCTCCAGTACTACTTCCACTACCACCATTACTACTAGCACCACCACCACCGCCACCACCATAGTTTGGATTTCCACTACCACCAACTCCACCTAAATTACCTTGGTTAGCTGTAGCAGAACCTCTACCACCACCAACAGCACCACCGCCACCTGATGACCCTCCAGCAGCACCATTTCTGTCATTTCCATAATTAGTAGAACCTCCACCTCCACCACCTATAGCAGTAATAGTCATAAAATTTGAATTAGTACCATTACTACCTCTAGCTTTAAAATTTCTAGAACCTCCAGCACCTACAGTTATTGGATATGTAGTACCATCAGAAACAAGGATTACTTCATCTAATCCAGCACTTTCATCACCAGAGTTTTCAGATGCGTATGAATTTAAAAATCCACCAGCACCACCACCTCCACCACCTTCGTAAAAACCACCACCATTACCACCGCCGCCTCCACCACCGCCAGCAACGATTAAATACTCTACTGCAAAATAGTCATTTCCAAAACTATTCCAAGATGTACCATCGTAAAATTGTGGTTTATTTTCAGTAGTATTGTAAATTATATCTCCAGCAACAGATGTAAGTGCATCTCTTTGTGTTGTGGTGTATGACTTTAAATTTAAAGCATCATCAATAGAAATATTATTACCAGAATATTTACCTATAGAGTTTGTTTCTAGTGTACTCATTATAAATCGTTCCAGCTTGTTCCATTATAGAACTGTACTTTACTGTCTGTGGTGTTGTATATCACATCTCCAGCAGAACTTGTTAAAGCATCTCGTTCTGTAGTTGTATAATTCTTTAAATTTAAAGGCACTTGCATAGCAACATTGTTGCCATCATTTGTGCTTATAGTATTGACTTTGACATTAACCATTAAATAACCACCATTGTACCTGCATTAGTTACAGTTCCAGTAATGGTTATTGGTCCAGCGAATAAAGTTCCTTTACCAGAATTGATAGTGTAAGTACCTGCTTGTGTTTGACTATGGATAAATGCACCACCATTATCTGTTAGGTCTAATGCACCTTGTAGTGTAGCTCTTTCTACACCTGCTGTATCAAATCTAAGTATATCTTCATCAGCACTTTCTTCTGTTTGTATCTGAGTATCACCATCAGCATCAATAATCTTTGCAGCAGTAGATGAAGCAACATCTCCTGGTATCCAATTAGTACCATCCCAAAGTAATGCTTGACCACTTGTAGGAGTAGAAGTAGTTGTATCTACATCAGATAATACATCAACACTATCAGTAGGTTGTACTGCACTATCAGCTAAAGCACCTTGTGCAGATGTAGCAAATGCTGTGCTATCACTACCATCTAAAGTATCTGCATCTACATTAAGTGCATCAACAAAAGATTTAGTTACTCTTGCATCTATATCTGTGTTAGCTCTTGTAGTTGTGTAATAAAGATTAGTTCCTTCTGTTAAGTCTGTAGTAGTTTTACCAGAAAATGCTGTATCAAATCTTGCAGTTGTATAGTAAAGGTTTGTACCTTCTGTTAAATCTGTTGTTGATTTACCACTAAAAGCAGTATCAAATCTAGCTGTAGTGTAATAAAGATTAGTTGAACCTTCTGCTAAATCATCTGTTGTATTATTTGATAAGTCATCTTCAACACCTGAAATAGTTAATGTACCTGCAATATCATCATAAGTAAGTGTTATATTAGAACCTTCTGTAAGCAAAGCAGCTACTTGGTCATCTACTCTTTCTGTTGTAAAATATAAATTTGTACCTTCAGCTAAATCTGATGTAGTGTTGTTACTAAGGTCATCTTCTACAGCAGTTATTGTAAGTGTTCCTGCTGTATCATCATAAGTTAAAGTTATGTTAGAACCTTCAGTTAATAATGCTGCAACCTGGTCATCTACTCTTTCTGTAGTAAAGTATAAGTTTGCGCTACCTTCTGTAACATCATCAGTAGTACCAGTAAGTTCTGATAAATCATCTTTACTAGCTACTTGACTATCTACATAAGCTTTGATTGATTGCTGTGTAGCAAGGTGTGTATTACTATTAGATACTAAATCATCTTCATCTTTTACTACACCTGTAGTTACAACTGCTGTACCATCTGCATTTATTATGGTATCTACTCTGTCATTTAAATCATCAAAGTGTTGCTTCATAGCAACCATTCTGACTTTAGCACCTACAGCGTGTGCATTTAACCCACCACTATCATTATCAATATTTCTTACAACAGTAAGTGACACACCACTTCTAGATGTAACTTTTACATACTCTCTAGTGCTATCACTATCTGGGTCAATAACCAAATACATTGGTTCTGATGATGTTGGTGTTCCTACTGGTGCTGCATTTACTTGAATTGATACTTCAGTTGCATCTGCACCAATAGCTAAAGCTAATGTTGTTTCATATGCGTTTTGTAATATACTTTTTTGTGCGGTCATATTATCCTAATCCTGCTACTCCTAATTGTCCTACACCTAATAATCTTGTTACTATTGTAGCAGCATCTTCAGCTCTCACACCACGCACTCTTAGTAAACAATATTGCGTTACAGAACCTACTTCTGACCTTTCAGAAATAGGATACTGAACAGATTCTACCACACCTCTTATTAATTCGCTAGGTTCAAATAATTGTAATGTAACAGAATCTCCTTCTTTTTGTTTTAAAGTTTGATATATAACTTCACCTAAATTTTTAACTTTAAATGCTTTTCTATTACGTCTTTCTACTTGGTCAGATAAATTAATAGGTATTGTTACTACAACAAGTTCTGGTCTAGGCAAAGCTCTAACAGATACTGTTCTAAATTTAGGACTTTCTGTTTGTGTTACATTAGGTTCTAATACAAGTTTAGTATTTATATATCTAGCATTTCTGTTTAATTGATATTCTACATTACCTGTACCAGTTACTGATTGACCTATAAGTTCCCAGTTAATACTATTAGGGTCATCTATTGTGTCATATGTTGTTGATACAAATATGTTTACTGCTTTACCTTCTGACAATTCATCGTGTTCTACTTCTACACCAACCCACTGTTTATCTTCTGATGTAAAAAAATCTGCATTAGGTAATATGATATAACCTTCACTTTCATATGTAGATGTTTCTTTATATACATTAGAACCTGACACACATATGACAAATTTACCTTCAGTTTGTGTTATACCTTGTACATATCCATTACCAGATGTTTGTAAATCTCTAGCCAAACCACCTGTTGGTAAGTAATATCGCCACAAATTTACTTCATTAGTATCTTCTTTAACACCCATATACACACTATCACGACTAACAAACATACCTTTAGGTGTACTATCTACATTAGTAACCCATTCTTTTATTAATTGTCTATTACCAAGTACATATAAATCATCAGCAACTGTTAACTCTGACCTGTATAAACGTCCTACATCTCTAGTTTCTTCTTTAGTTCCTATAAATATAAGACCTTCAACAGCTGCAATAGAATGTACTTGTTCAAAAGGTATTTTTGTTTGGCCTTTAACAACAAATGCTGAACCATCTAATTTAAAAGAATAAACATTACCATCAGTACTACCAGCTAAAACTACTGCACCACCATCAACAATACCTGTTATTTGATGTGTAGGTTCTACTTCTATTATTGCATCGCCTACTGCAAATGCTGATGACCAGCTATCTGTAAACGGATTTCCTTCCCATACATATTCTGCACTACCATCATTACCAGATACAAATAAAGTATTTTTAGCAAACCATACACCTGTTAATCCACCTAATGTATTAAAAGCTGTGTTATGTGTAGACCAACCGTGTCCACCTGGTTCATAATGTATAAACTCTGAGTTAGATGTACCGTCAGCAGTAGTAAGATATATTGTATTTCCAAATGCAGTAATACCTGTAAAATTATATGTTGCACCATTAACAGTATTATCTATTTCATCCCAAGTTTCTGTACTAGCATCATATTCGTGTACAGTTGTACCATCAGTAATGTATATATTACCGTTAGTAGTTTTTGTCATATAGTTATTTGTATTACTTATAGACAATCCTTCTGTATTTGTTGTGTATAGTAAATGTATATGATATGAAGTATCTTCATCTCCGTGAAATACATCTACACCTTTGCTATCCCAAAATCTTATAACATCATTTTCTTTTGCATTTCTTCTATGTGCCGTATCTAATCCTTGGCCACCAGAAAAGTTTGACCTAGAAAATATTTGTCCAATGTTAGTTGTAATATCTTCTGGATTTTGTTTTGTATTTATATCTTGATTAGGAAACTCAGCAGTAGATATAGTCATTTCTCTACCAGGTCCTATAGCAGCTCTAAATAATAAATCATCTAATACAACATCATATCCTTTTCTTTTAGGATTACTAATTGTAGAAGTAGAAGGTACTCTAGGCATATTAACCTGGGTAATTTATACTATTAAGAGTAACTGGTTCTGGATATCTAGCTCTAAGATTTTTACGAGCTTGTTGTATTAAAGCTTGTTGATATTGTAATAAAGAGTTTCTTATACTTGTTGATGAACCTACAGGATATTGTTGTAATGCAACACCTTGTGTTATGTTTTCTATAGTAGCAGCAGGTATATCTCTACCTGACATTAATTGTGCAGCTACACCTGTCATAATAATTGGTTCGTATTCTGTTTCTAAACCTATAGAAGATAAAGTTGTATCACCATCTGTTGGAGCTACAAATTTCTTTTTAAAAGTAACAAATACTTCGTGGCCTGCTGCTATACCTACAAATTGTACTGCGTGTACAACATCAGGTCCTGTTGTATATTCTTTAGTTCTTTCAACACTATCTTCATCAGTCCAAGTAAATGGATTAGGTAAGTCAATCATTTCTATAGCTACACCTTGATACTTAAGTCCTGTTTCATTAGAACCAGCTTGCCAATCTGTATATTGTGATATAGCTTTAAGTGGTTGTACTAAATGATTATAACTATCTCCATCAGTACCATATGTTCCTAGTATTTTATAACCTGTACTTGCTGTTAATTCAATTGTTTCTACAGCAAATAAAGTAGGATACAGATTTTTTATTTGGTCAGATATAGTATCAAATACTGCTTTTTTAGTAAATACAGGATTAATTCTTATAATGTCATCAACTGAATGTTCAGCTAATGTAGTACCTTTCCAAGCTCTTTTAACAGTTACTTGTTCAGCAGATGTACTTAAAGAAGTAACTAACATTAATTCTTGATTAATTTCTATTACAGCACCAGGTTCCAGTGCATCTTCTTCTTCTGAAGTTAAAAATGAATTTGAATAGTTTACTGTTGTATCTGAGGTATCAGCAGTCAAACCTAGTCTTAATATAGAAAAAGATTGAACATCATCATTAGGTTCTAAATATTCACGAAATATTCTGTCGATAAGGCTGTTAACGTTGGTACTCATATTTTTCTATAATAGCACAAGAAAAGGGCAGGAGGTGGAGTTCCTACCCTAATCTTGAAATTATCTTATTCCTTAAGCTGAATCAGCTCCAGCAATCTTTAGGTGATAAGAGTTAGGACCAAAGTCATAACCCATCTCCATATAGATAGCTTTACCAATTTGAGCATAATCATTTTGGTCTAAGTCTCTTACGAACACAGTACCAAATCCTGGGATATTGGTAAATACTGGTTGTATGAAAGCAAAGTCCAAAATAAACGCAGTATCAGTTGGCATAATGTTAGGGTCGATAACCATCAATCCAATTGAACCGAATGGTGTAACGATTGTATCAACATCGATACCAGCGATATTTCTATCTCTAGGTAGGATAGTTCCTAATGTTCCAGAGAGAGAGTTGTTTATAAGCTCTTTGTTTAAGTCAAGAAGTTGTTTTGGATTAACACAAAGTACTGGTTGTACCATAGGTGCGTGTGCATCATAGAGTCTCTTTAAAGATTCTGCAATAGCATCCCAAGATAAAACTTGAGCTGTACCTGTACCATCACCAACTGTGTCGTTGTAATAAATATTACCACCAACAAATGTTGGAGCAACAGTATTGTTAGCGTTAGCATTAAGCTCACACCATTCTTTTAATCCACGCATTTCTCTAGTACCAGCTCCTGGAGTGACATTAGCACCGTCAGAGAAAGTACCATTGAATGCGAACCATTCAACTTCTCTAGCTACTTTTTCAAGAGCCAAAGACATTTGCTCAGCAAACTCATCAACAATTGGATTACCACCAGCTAAAGACAATTGGTCTCCTGCTGTTACTGTTCCGTCACCATCTGATGTATTAACAGCAGCTGCTGATATTGTAAATGGATTTTGATGTTGATATGTTGCCATAGCTGTGTAGGTCATCTTTACACCTTTATGGAAGACCTGTGTAACATTGGTATATGCAACTCTATCTCTTCCAAGATATTCTGTTGGTTGCGCACCTTCTTGAGCTTTACTTGGCTCAGAGTTAACAGTATGACTATCAGCAGCTTGGATTTGCCAGAAAGTAGATTGTAAAACCTTACCTCCGTTTAATCCTCCTGTTGCTGATAAGAAAGGAGTTCTTTGACCACCTACACGGAATAATTCCCCTGTGAAGTTATTCACATTTTGGGAATAAATAGCATTACCTGTTAGCGTTATTTCCGCCATAGTAAATTACCTCCGTATATTTAATTATTACTTGTACTTATTTTTTATCCTGTTCTAATAAATTCAACTTTGCACGGATACTATCTTTAGGTGTACCCTTAGCAATTATTTGTTGTAAATCATCAAGAACGTTTCTTGGTACGTCACTTGTAGAATTTGCATCAAGTGCAGCTACTCTAGACCTAGCATCATCTTGAACAACTGGTGCAACTTCAGGTTGTGGTTCTTCTTGAACTTGTCCTGTTGCTTCAAAACCATACTCATCTTTAGCAAACTGTGAAATAGACTCTATATCAACTGGTCCATCATACACTTGTTTCAACGCTTTACCGAAACCTTTGTCAGTAGATAACCCTAACTTACCAAAGACATTGTTAATTTCTTTATCTTTATAAGAAGCTAACTCAGCCTCAAGCTTTTTGATAGTGTCATCTTTTCTATCAATAGTTTCTCTCATCTGTTTAACACCGTTTTCTGGTGCCTCAAATTCACTCATTTAGTACCTCCACTATGTATTAACCTTCAGACAAGACCATAGGCATCTTGCCGTGGTGCTACCTTTACCACTTGACTTACATCTCTGGTAGCTTCAAGCTATAAGTCCATTACTCTGCGGTTTTTGTACAAGCTTTCCACGCAGGCATTGAAAGCCGATTTGCAGGTCTATTGTCAGCGGACCACGCAACGCATAAGTATATTATACACTATCCTTCAATTAGTCCAGTTATTTGTCCATTTTTTCTAGCAGCTCCTAATGTCACTGCTTGTTCAGAAGCTAATTCAGATTGTGCTTTTTGAATTTGTTGTGCAGCTGCTACATCACCCATTGCTGATT